AATATCTTATCAATATTATTAATCAATATTATTCTGGGGTCGTTGCTATTATCCTTTGAACTTGGAGTGTCTACACCATCAAAATCCCTGTCTGGCAACCCCAAGAAATTCGGGTCATCAGCAGAAACATTAGGCTTTAACCCTTCTATAATCGCATTGGATTGGTCGATGTTAACAATTGTATCTGCTTCTGTGTCTCCATGTATATTCAAATCGTGAATATTTACCAAAGGTTCTATTCCTTTATAATTTTCTAATTTTGGTTTTTTATTTTTTTTTATATTTTTAATTTTATAAATCATATTCATTGTTTGGAAATTTTCATCATTATGTTTGTCAGTTTTATATGTATCACTAAATACCTCTTTATTCCATACCGTTTTATTTTTACTCATATTATAATATAAATTGTATATTATAATATAGTATATATTTTTTACAGATTATAACATATAAACCCTTGAAGAATTAAAATTGGACACTTTGTTTCCTATTTTAACTGGTTATCGGTTTAATTATCTTGCGTACATCATACCCGCATTTCCACCAATAAATGATAAAACATTATAACGTTCTTCAAATAAAGTCATATTATAGTTATATTGGTATAGTTTCCAGTTCGATTTACGCACACCAATTGGGTTTCCACCACCATCACAAACTATATCAAAACTGGAGTTTATTCCATCAATTGGTGGCACATAAGTAGTAATTTCCAGTTCAATATTTTTAAACTTGCTCATATTAATAGCACCTGAAGGCTGATATTCAAATGGACTGGTATTTAAACAGAAATTATAACAATATAGCCCTTCTTTTGCATTACCGTTTGTTCTTACATATTTTTCAATATAGTCATATACTCCTCGCGTTAATAAGTTTTCACGATATTCGCCGTTTAATAAAATGCCCATTGTTTCTAATATATTACGCTGATTGTCAACTTTATAATCGCCTGTAATATATAAACCAGTTCTAATTTGATCATTTGGGTCTTGACCCGGTCCATATATAATTTCCTTTTTATATACGGCTGGAATTAATGCATTATCATCATCTGGTAATTCTAAATCCGCGGGGATGGTACTATAAGGCCAATTTGTATAATTACTCCATTCGTTTCGCAGGTTTACATCATTTCGTTGTAAATAAAACATCCAATTTGAAATCATACCATTTGACATTAATTTTAATTTTTTACTACCAGTAACATTTTCAAAATTATATTGAAATACGTCTTTTACTAAATATACTTGGTCTTGAGTAGCGAAAACTTGTGTTTCTTCTTTTGATAAAAAACAATATGTGGATAATAAATGTATATCCGCATTCCATGTGGAGATTTTATTAATGTACATTTCACTTGTTATTACTGGCGATGGAGGATTTTGTAAAAAACGATACATTTGAAACCGATTTTCATTAAAATCGGGTTGTACATAAGGACGTCTATATTGAATATCAAACACATCTCTAACTTGAAATAGTTCTTGTATTGGTCTTAATGTAACAGATATTACTAATTCGTTATATTGTAATGATATCAATGGAAAAGCACATCGACTATCTAAAGTAAACCACGTATTAATGGGTATATATAAACTTCTACCACGAATAGACGGTTCGCTACCGGTTGAACTTTGTGTATAATACGCAGAAGGATATGTATTATCTCGACCAAATATATTCGCAGGGTCATACAGTTCATCAATATTACCAGTCATTTTATTAAATAAATCCTTTTTCTCTGCTGTGAAATCGCGTTCTACCATAGCAGCCAAATACTCACCACTATATTTTTGAAGTGTTAGAGAACCACATGTAATAGTAATTTCTTTTATCATATGTGTCCCCAAATCTTTTATCCAACGAAAATCGTATGCTGCCCAACGAAGATCGGTCTCAATACAAGGGTGATACAATGGGCTCCAAATATCAGGTAGTGTTACAACTAAATATGTATCCATTAATAATTCCGCATAACGAGGTATTTTGAATGTAAATGTAGAAGGTTCTGTTAATCTTAAATCTCTTAAACCGTCATAATCTATACGAAATTTTTGAAGACCAAAATTACTATATTTAGAATAAGTTACTTTGAAAAATGTTTTACTTGGATTTCCAGTTAAAATAACATTATTATTGCCGACAGAAATTATATTTAGTAATCCGCCAGCCATTATAACTGATTATATATTATATATATTTTATATATTATTATCGTTATATATTTTATTATGGAAATTTATAAAAAAATAATAATTCTAATTTTAATAATTTTATTCTTTTATGTTGGATATCGTTTATTAAAGAAGATTGATTGTTGTAATAAAAACCGAAATAAAGAAGGTCTCAATAACAAAGAAGGTCTCAATAACAAAGAAGGTTTAGAAAATTTGAATTCTACAAATGAAGAAATTGAATTAAATACGTTAAAATCAAAGGAAAATGTTACTATAAATTCCATACATAAGAACGATACACATTTACCATTATCACAATATGTAATTAAAGCCTCTTATAATAGTGCCTTAACCGGAAATTATGTTAATAAAGATATGATAAAATATATATTATCAAGAGGTTGTCGTTTTTTAGATTTTGAAATATTTTTAATAGATGGAAAACCTTGCGTAGCTTACAGTACCGATAGTAAATATAAAACAATAGAAACCAAAAATACTATATTATTAGATGAAGTGCTTTCAACAATTATATCGAATGCTTTTAGTAATACTTCACCTAATCGTTTAGACCCATTATTTATTCATTTGCGCATAAAATCACCCGATACTACAAAAGACCTTATTTATAAGAATGTAGCAAAATCATTGTACAGTATTAAAGACAGTTTATACAATAGGTCAATTAATAATAAAACAAAATTAAAAGATGTGATGGGAAAAATAATTATTCTTATGGATAATACAATAAATTATGATTATAAGAATTATACAAATTGTAAGAGCGAACAGCAGAATTGTTATGATTTAAAAAAATTAATTAATGTAGAAAGTGGAAATGGATTTATGAATATACAAAGATATTCGGATATACTAAAACAGAAAATTAATCCTCCACGCATTATCATGGATATAAATACAGATGTTAAAAATATGAAATTGGCATTACCTGATTATGATGTGAAACAAATATCAAACCCGAAATTACAACCATTTATTAGTGATTATGGAATACAAATAGTAACATACCGGTATTATAATAGCAATAATAATTTACAAGAATATGAAGATATATTTAATGAAAATAAATATGGTATAATACCACTTGCTACGATGTTGAAATATTTTGATAAAAAGAAGGAAGACGCAAATAGTTAGATTTATTTTATTTTTTTCTAATATAATAAAAATGTTATTATATTATATTATTATATTATATTATTATAAATGGCATACAATTATAAAAGTAAAAAATATTCTACAAAAAATTCTAAAAAAAATAATAAATTTAGAAATGAATTATGTTCAAATAATATGACTTTTCAAGATTGTGAATTAGCAATATTAAGACACGCAGTAGATGAAACTGAAAAGTTAAAAGGTGAAAATATAATACAAAACGAAGAAATTAAAAAAATTCTTACTATAGTTGAAAGGTTTTTAAAAAATAATAAATTAGTTTGTTATGGTGGAACCGCTATTAATGAAATATTACCAAAAGAAGCACAATTTTATAATCGTGATATTGAAATTCCAGATTATGATTTTTATTCAACAGATGCAATGAATGATGCTAAGCGTTTGGCGGATATATATTATAAACACGGTTATACTGAGGTCGAAGCAAAATCTGGGGTTCATTTTGGAACATATAAAGTATTCGTTAATTTCATACCTATAGCAGATATTACACAATTACATAAAAATATATTTAAAACAATTTATAAAGAAGCAATAACTATAAGTGGAATAAAATTTGCTCCTCCTAATTTTCTAAGAATGAATATGTATTTAGAATTATCACGACCACAAGGCGATGTATCAAGATGGGAAAAAGTGTTAAAACGGTTAAATCTGTTAAATAAATATTATCCATTAAAAAACCAAACAGATAAATGTGAAAAAATCAATTTTCAAACAAAACGCGAGGGTAATGATGATGATAATCAAATTTTATATATATTAGCAAGAGATGCATTAATCGACCAAGGTGTAATCTTTTTCGGTGGTTATGCTACAAGTTTATATTCAAAATATATGAAAAATGATGAAAAACAGAAAGTTAGAAAAATACCGGATTTTGACGTTTTGGCTGAAGATATAGAAAAATGTGCTGATGTTATGAAAGAACGTCTAACCGAAGAAGGATATAAAAATATAAAAATAATTGAACATGAAGAGATACACGAAATAATACCAAAAAGTATAGAATTAAAAGTTGGTAATAATACGATTGCCTATATTTATAAACCAATTGCTTGTCATAGTTATAATACTATAAATATATCTGGAAAACAAATTCATATAGCTACAATCGATACTATTTTGACGTTTTATTTGGCATTTATATATGCAAATGAACAACAATATAATAAAGACCGATTGTTATGCATGGCGAATTATTTGTTTGAAGTAGAAGAACATAATAGATTAGAAAATAAAGGTTTATTAAAACGCTTCAGTGTAAATTGTTATGGAAAACAATTAACATTGGAAGATATACGTAGTGAAAAAGCAGCCAAATTTAAAGAATTGGTAGCTCATAAAAATGGAAATGAATATCAACTATGGTTTTTAAAATATACGCCGGGTTATAAAGTAAATGAAAAAAATAAAACCAGAAAATTACATTCTATTGAAAAAGAAGAAGAACAAGAAAAAAATGTAGAAATTCCAAAAAAAACAAACATTATTAAAGATGCAAAAAATGATACCGGATTTTTATTTTAGTTTTTATTTACTATGCAATAACATTCAAGCATAAATATAGTTATGTAGATTACTGTTTACATTTTGCAATCCATCTATATAATTATCATCTCGAATATCAATATAATATGTATTATTATCTATACAAATATGGTTCAGTTTTTCTTTATTATATAAAGGTGTGGTATTATTTTTTATTGTATTTTTATTTTCTATTCTTTTATGATTTTGATAATCTAAAAACACTATTTTTATGGTTGAAACAATAGTAACAAAAAGTAAAAACATATTTAAGAAGTCAAGCATTGTCTCTACAAATATAATAACAATTGGTATAATATTGTTATTATTTATAATAAAAACAAAATCAATTTTTTAACCTTTTAGAACTCGCTAATAAATTGTGTTATTTTTTGAACACTATAAAATAAAGAACCAAACATCATACTTTTAAATAACAATCCATAGAAATTAAAGTTTCCATCTTCATTATGTAAAGAAAGAAATGAGAACTTTTTGAATATAATAGTATTAATAATGGGTAATTGAAAAATGAAAAATAATATACAAATCAAGATAGGTGTTTGTAATTCAGTTAAAAATTCATCAATGCGGCTTTCTCTGTATTTTTTTTGTTCATGTTCTCTAATATGTTTGTCTGTTGTTTCTTCATAATCACGGATGTAATCACTTGTAACCTTGGGTTTTGGAATATAATTAGGTTGGATTTGTTCATCTTGTAAATAATTTGCAGTTTCACTTGGAATATCGCGAGATGGTAAACGCATTTGCTGCATATTTTGTAATTCCATCATTTGTTGTTCGGAAAATTGTTGTTTTGGTTTTTGAACTGATATTTGCTCCATTGGGTTCATTTGTGTCATATTGTTCATTTGATGCACATTCGGTTGTTGTGGTATAGGCATAATCGGGTTTTGGGCTGAAATACCATATGGGTTAGGATGAACATTGATAGGAATATAATTATTTGGACTTTCAAAACCAGCATTCATATTATT